AATATCCTATGGTCTGTTTAATAATCCATTGATGACTTGGATTATCAAATTCTTCTGGCTCTAGTACATCAACAATGTTTTGCAAAAACTCTTTATGTTTTAATAAACTAGAGATAACTTTAATTTGAAAACCGTTTCCGTAACTATTTAATGTTCCTAGTACACTCATAACTATTTATTTTATTTATATTTTGCTAAACTATGAAAATTAGAGAATATCCAATTTTGTAAATTATTTATAGCGCCTCCTAATTGATCTTCTTCATACATCCTAATAAACTCTTTAGAGTCTAAAGTTTTAGTAGGACTTTCTATCATATTATGAATTTCAACTAAAGAATCTTCTGGTATATTTGGATTTCTTAAATCCATTAATTTTTCATTTATTCTTAGTTGATACTCAAAGTTTCTTATATTAATATAGTTCTTACCTTCAGTTTTTTTAGCTTTATCAAGTATCTCATCTAAAGTAATAATTTGATCATCTCTTAATTCAGGATACATTTTTGCTAAAGTCTTTTGACCAATTCCTTTAACTCCAGGTACATTATCTCCAGTGTCTCCAAGTAATACTTTTTGCATTAAGAAGTTATTCGGTGAAGAATCATATTCTTTTATTATAGTCTTTTCATCATAAAACTTTTTCTTTATAGGCGAATATACAGAAATTTTTTCAGATACTAATTGTAAATAGTCTCGGTCGCTAGATACTATAGTAACATTTCCTTGTAATTTAGTAGCTATATAACCTATAACATCATCTGCTTCTATTTTATCAACTGAAATTAGATCTACAGGTAAGCACTTTAGATAGTGTACCAGTCTAGTTAGTTGATTTGTAATAGCTTCTGATTCTTGTTGTTGATCATCAAAAAGATCCCAATTAGTTATTCTTCTTATTCCTCTATTAGCTTTGTATTCTGGATAAAGATATCTTTTATTTGTAGATCCTCCTTTGCCGTCAAAGACTAAGATAACCCTGGTGGGTCTAACTAGATTTATAGTATAAGATAATGATCTTAAAAATCCAACTAGCCCACCTATATGATTACCCGAAGGATTAAGATGACGAATAACAGCAAAAGACCTTAGAAAGCTATTCAATGAATCTACTATTAACACTCGATCATTTACGCTTAGCTCTTTTTCTTGCACAACTTCCTTTGTTGACTCTTTAATATCTAAAGAATCAAACAGTTTTTTCTGTTCTGGTGTCATATTAATCTTCTTTGTCGAAAATGTCTGCGTTAGAGGTAGAGTCTTCTACTTCAACTACATCAAATGTTGCACTACCTAAAATTTTACTCCATTCGCTGCTGTGAGCTTTTTTGTATTTTTCTAATTCATTTGGAGTATCTTTAATAAATCCATGAACAGTCATAATAAGCTTGCTTACAGCAGTTACTCCTGTGATATGATTTTTATCACAACTAATCTTTGTTCTTTTAGCGAACTCTACTTCTTTGCCATTTTTAGTAGCCTTAATCTTATTTGTTCCAGCACTAACAATATTTCCGAATGTAATAACCATAGAAGCATCAAAGTACATTGTGTTACCGCCTTTGTTGTTTAGCTTAGGTTGACTCATAATAGTTTCAGGTTTTGCTACCCAAACTTTATTAATTGCAACTAAAGTATTAGTATAAGGTTGGCTTTCTTTTCTGGACATGATTATTCGCTGATTGATAAAATTACCAAACTGTTGAGACATAGCTCCAGCGTTCCACTCATTGTTATTACTAGACTTTTCAATACTCATTCTACATGGAATAGATCCTACTGAGTCCCAAAAGAAACAAAGATCATAAGGCAGATTTCCTTTTTTCTGCTCATCTAAAATATCAGCTATAAATGCAGATACGTCTTCTATGCAATTTAACTTTTCTCGATCAATAAAGATAAAATTACCTTTAAAATCATGAACTACTCCATCAGAATCAGCTACTTCTTCATAATGAAGTCCCATTTGTCTTGCATGTTCCCAACTCCATTTCATCTCAGTGATAATAAACACTGGTAAAATTCCCATCTTTTGACAGGAAACTGCGGCCTCGAGTAAGGCCGTAGTTTTACCCGTGTCAGAGTGACCTCTAAGTAATGTGATATGTCCAATAGGAATACCAGGTACTTGTAAGCCATCACTAAAAGCATCTGAAAGTGGGATCCATTTAGGATCTTTGAACTTAATAGAAGTCGTAGATAGATTCTTTGACTTTTTAAAGTTGTCTAGATTAAAATTTGAATTAATCGCAGTAGACAGCTTTGCGTTTAAACTTTCGTTTGCTTTTGGCATTTCGTAACTTTTTTAATGACTATAAAGAGAATAGATCGTCAATTTTTGATTCTAAGTCTGACTTCTTAGTGCTCAATGTAAAACTGTTATGAGCTGGTTTTTCTTGCGGTTTGTCCCAAGGAAGATCTGATTCTGGTGCTTTGCTTTCTACTGAATCAGCATTCTCTTTAATTTCTTCTTCTGGGTTTAAATAAGTCAGCAAGGCTGATTTCATTTCCTCATAAGAGAACTTCTTAAACAAAGTCATAGGATCAGGCTGTGTAGTCAACCAAAGTTTTGCTTTATTAGCATCATCAGTAAGCGGAGTGATCTTTGTTCTGATCCTTACAGTAGAAGTGTTATACATAAGACCTGTGGTTTCTTTACCTTGAGTCTCAACTGTAAGATCACGTCCTTCAATTGGATCTGTAAAATCTCCTACGTCTTCATCTTCTGCGATTGCAAGAAGATCCATGTAAACTTGCTTACCAAATTCCCAAAGACGAACGCCTTTGTCTTCTTCTCCTCGAACAATGACAGGAACAAATACTCTCATCTTTGGTTCAAGCTTTTTAGCTAATTGCCAATTTTCTTTTTCAGAAGATTGCCTAAGCTTTTTTGTAAACTCAAGAATGGGATCTGCTTCACCATAGTTAGATAATGCTGGCATCATACGATTTGAAATCTCGTAATACACATACATTTCTTTAAATGGGTTAGACTTGTCATAGGCCGAAGGAACAATCCTAATAGAATGTTTACCGATGCCTGGTCGCCAAATAGTCTGTGATCTTTCTTTACTCTGGCCTTTGGGGTTCTGTAGAGAGGCCAGTCTCTGTTTCAACTGTGATATATCCATCATAAACTGTTTTATCTATCAAATATAACTAACTTTTGCGAAATATAAAAATTTATTTTACAAGTGAGATAAAAAAACCCTCATAATTGAGGGCCTTTTATTTTTTATAAATTTAAGCTACATGCCAATCACCAGCGCGCCAATTTCCTTCGTCATTTACAAAAATAATACCATCGCCTTCTTCTCCTATATAGTATTGTGTGCCCATATCGCTGTCTTCTACTTCATAATCTTCTCCTAACTTTTCTAGAGCGGCTACAAACTCTTGATCGCTTACTCCTCTTAAAAAGGACATATCATTAGATTGACCTTTTATTGTTGACATTAGTTTTGATTCTATTCTACTTGATTCAAGATTTTCTTCTTCTTTTAATAATCCAGCTATCTTCTGTAGCTTTTTTACTTCATTTAATTGTCTTTTCATTTTTTTTTATTATAATTATTACAAGTTCACTATTTTGTGAATCATAGTGTTTAGTTTTCTTAAACTATCGCCTTGAGTGAGTAATACTGAGTTTTTATACTCAATCCAATCTATTGGATAAGAATTATCTAATACACCATTATTTTTAGATTTTATTACACAATTTAATGCATTAATAGTGTAAAGTGTATTAGTTTCTTTTTTACGGTGTAAAAGTATTGTATTGTTTAATATCTTAGTGGTTGGTCCTTCTACTTCTATATTATAAGTACATAGATATTCTTCAGATTCTGGGGAAGATAAAACAAATATTTTATTATAGAGTATCTTATATTCCCTAATTATTTCGTTTAATCTGTCGTCCAACCCTTCTTTACTCGAAAAACTACAAAATAGTCGATTCATTAGAGAGTCTTGTGTTAATTTAATTATTTTTTGATCTTCCATAACCTATATTTTTGTAGTTATAAATATTTGTAATATTAAGAAAATGAGTAATCTGTACCGTATTTATGATTTACTGGAAATCCATCTTCTTGTAGTAAGCTTTTTATGTCAATTAAAGTCTGTTTATCATCTGATATAGAGAAATCTATTAAAAAAGCATCATAAGTGATTAAGACTAGCTTTGTTTTTTTGTTTGATAAATATTGATTTAGTCTTAATATCTTTTGAACATTTGTTTTAGTCTCTAAATTCTGTAAAATATAATTAAATAGCTTGTATTTAGTAATAGAACTATGCTTATTTAAGATTCTTCCAGTAGGAAGTATATATGATTGATCTGCTTTATATTTTTTCCATTGTAAATTAGCATAATCTTCTATTTTAGAAAAATAATCTATGTGCTTATACTGATCTTCTACTCCGCCATAAAGCTGTCTAAATGTTATTATTTTTGATTGCTTGTATTCTTCATCAGTTAATTCTTGTTTATCATAATAAAGTCTTCCTAAATATCGATGTAAAGACTCTTGTTGATCTTCAAATCCAATAAGTTTAGAAATTAGTCTTAAGTGATAAGAATCAAAGTCAAACTCTACAAAATAATCATTTTTTGGAATAAAACATTTTCTATAATCTCCTTCTTTAGGTATTGCTAAAAAATTAATTCCTTTAAATGAATTTGTTGGTCTTGCCGTAGTATTATAAAGATTGTAATTTGAATAAATAATGCCATTATCAATCACACCCGCGCTGTTTTGCAAGCCATATACTTCTCTTATGTATTCTTCTTTTACTTTAATTCCGCTCTGCTCAACAGTCTTATATGCGTTTAGGATGCTGTCCTCTTGTGATATTGTATCTTTTTCTAATCCTATAAGATATTTTACTTGATCATATAGACATTCACATTTTTCATAATGTTTTGCAATAGGAATTATGCAATCTATATTAGATAAATTTAATTTATTTTGATAAAATGACTTATGAAATTGAGTATCACAATTAAACTCTTTTACTGTATTTGTAGAATCTATAGATACTAAGTTTAAATCTATCGCTTTTGGCAGATTAAGATGATAAGAATGACTTTTTTTATCTAGTAAATAGATCTTAGTGTGTTTATTTAAAAAGTCTTCTATGTATTGTATGCCTAATGAGAAGCTTTCGCAATGTTCTATAGCAAATATATAACCTTTATCTCCATTATTATAATACACTAAACTTGGTCTAGCCAATTTAGGATGATAACTTGGATTAGAAGTAATCAAATGAATAAATGCAGAGTCACTACACTGCAGTTTTTCTAACTGTTCTTGTTTTTCTATTATATAGTACATTTACAACCTTTATTAAAACAAATATATATCAATTTATTTACATATCATTATATATATTTAAAGTGTTGGTCTAGCAAATTTTGTGTATTCTCCGCCAATAAAATCAGTGATTCCTAAAAAAGTTTTATTACCATTTTCGACTAATCTTTTATTAGTGTCTATTATGCCAACTCTAGTATTATATTGATCTATTCTTATAGTATTTAATGGACCTGTGATTTTCCATAAAATCTGAAGAATTAAATAATCTGATACATCGTAGTTTACGGTACCATTACTAAAATTATCATATTCTTGATTTGAGATCTCAATTACAAATCCTTTATCATTTACTCTTTTTATAAATGATCTTAGCAGATATCCTTTTTTATAATCAGATTCTATTGCAAAAGGAAAATAAGAAACTGGCGCTCCAGATCTGGTATTTTTAGCAATATTATTTCTTAATTGTAAAGGTATAGAATTTAAATTTAAATTATTATTAGAAACAACTAATCCTTCATTAGATTGTAGATCGCTAGTTTCATTTTTTACTATTCGACTTAATTCTTCATTAGGTCCAATTATTGGATTAGAACCAGTAAAAGCTTTGCCGTTATAAGTAATATAATACTTTCCTTTGTAAGGACCAGAAGAATTTTTGTATTCATTACCATTAGTAGTAAGATTTGTTTTTACTCTAAATGAAGGATAATATCTTAACATAGCATTATAATAATTGTTTAATTCTAGCTTTTATTACTTTTTCTTTGGCGGTAATAACTGTCTAATTCTAGCTTTTATTGCTTTTTCTACACTCTTAACTACATCATCTTTTGTGTTTGTAGTTCTAAAACATGAAACAGTTCCATGAGTAATTATAGTAGACAGATCATCAGGCATATTATATTTTTTAATTTTTTCTACTATCCATTTAGCAACAGAATCTATTTCTATCGCTGTAATAGTGCTAGTTCCACCTGTTCCTACATAATTAGGAGCTCCTTCAACTGCAATTCCTAAAAAATAAGAATTAACATCATTACATACAAAACCATTAGGCAAGTCTTTATGCTCAAAATAAGAACATCCAGCGTGCCAAGCTTGATCATTTTCAGAAACAAAATTATATCTAGTTCCATCTTTTGCTACTAATGTATGATAAGAAACTTTACCATTTGAATTACCAGTTTTCATAACTGATATGTCTGATTGTAGATTTCCAGCTGAATGATGAATTACTACTCCAAGAATACTTTTCATTCCTCCTACATTTTTATTAGGACTTGATATAGTGTTATTTTCTTTATAAGTTACGGTTTTAAATGCGTTATAGCTATATGCTGGAACTTGAGTTCCTTGCTGTCTCGCCTTAACACCTTCTTTATCCTTATCATATCTACTCTTAAAAGTTTCACAAGAGTCACAATTACTAGATTTAGCTTCAGTGCTTGTGTTAGTCGTAGAAGTAGTAGTATCATCTCTAACTTGTAAAGCACTAGGAGCTTCTAATACTCTCGGTGGTCGACGTTTCATTACACAACTCATTTTTAAATAGATCATATTTGCTCTAACTGCGGTGGACCATTGATTATTTTCTATAGTGTGATCTAATCCAACCATCGCAAATCCTACTGTATTTACTTGATCTTTATTTCCATATGGATCTGTTAAACTAAGATTATAAGTATAAGGTAGAAATTGCTCAGACACTGTAAAACTATGTCCCATTCCAAATCCTGACATTCCATCAATACTAAAATTAAGACTTACAGGAATCATTACTGATGATCTTGTAGCTGGAGACTCATTTTTTATTTTTGACATTCTCTCTATGTAATAGTTTGTAGCATGACCAACAGCAGTGCTAGAAGGAGTAGCATTACTATAAAAAGTAGTAATAGCATTATTAAATTGTTGAGCAGATCTAATCATAGTATCTGTTGGAAGATTTACACTACTAGTATATTCTGTTCTATTTGGAAGATACCTATCTCTATACGCAAAATTATAAAATCCATAGCTATCTGCATTTTTAGATAGATTTGCTTGATTTTTATAATCTGCATTAGCAGATATAGCTATCATATTTGATAACTTACTTGAAACTTCGGTTCTAATTTCTATGCTTTTAGCTATAGATCCTAGTCCAAAAAGAGGTAATTGAGTTTTATTAGTTTCAGTAATATGATTTTTCTCTATATTTGGAGTTAGCTGATCATCTACTATGCGAGCAGCATTTCCGATATCGTCATAAGCTAATCTAAATACGTTAAAATCTCCTAAAGTCTTATTTATATCATATAAGATTTGCTCTAAAAATTGTTGAACATATACATCCCCAGATCCATTATTTTTAGTGTAGCTACCAACTATTTTTAATAAATAATCAGCACTTACTAGAATATTCATAGTTCTTCCACGATGAGATTCTACTTTAGGATCATTTCCTACTTTAAATAGCGGCAATCCTAAAGAAACACGATCTTTTACGGCTTCCTCAGAATCATCAGGATTGCTAGGAGTAAATACATTAGAAAAAGAGCCAGATACTTCTTCTTTTAGCGGTCTTATTACTTTTCTTCTTCTACTTTCTGGTTCATTTTCATTTTTACCAGTAGTTATTGTTGATGGTTCTATTATATCAGCAAAATCATCATTAGTTCCTTGAAAAGGAATTAATATATCATAAGGATTAGTCGATAAATGTTTAGGAGTAGATAAACATAGATTAGTTTTATTGTTATAATCAAAATAAACAATAGGTCTATTTATTTTTCCATGATTATTACTATCATATAGAGTACAAATATGATTTAGTATCATAACTACTAGTCCTAATTGAAGATATACTGGATGATTTAGCTGTGTTCCTTCTAATACTCCTGAATTAAATTGATATGGAACTACATAAGTTTTCATTAAACTATTATAATCTACGACTGCATCATACTGTAATAAACTTGAAGCGGTAGTAACATTTCCTAGAAGTCCGAAATGAAATCCAAAAATAGCTCTAATTAATAGCATTTTATCATTATCTTCTAAAGTACCTTTACTTGCCATATCAGCGTCATAGTCTTCACATAGTTTCTGTAAACTAATAGATTCTGTTCCAATATTAATTTGAGTACTAGGCTTTCCGTTCTTATTTTCGTCTTTAAGAGTTCTAAATACATCTAACATAGTAGAGAACAATCCTACAGAAAAAAGATCTTTTGTAAATTCTGAATAGATAACTTCGCTAAATAGATTTACTTCTATATTTTTTTTATCTATCTCGATATTTTGTCCTATCGCATTATCTAAAGAATATAATTGTATAGTCCTAACTAATACTTCAAAAGCTGATTTATATTTTTCAGTTTCGCTTGTTTGAACTTCTTCTAAATTTATAGCGGGTTCTGCTGGAGTTGGAGGTGTTTCTGGTTCGGGAGGTTTAACAAAGCCTTGTTTAGTAGTGTCTCCTATAAAATCTATAGGTTGTTTTACTGTTTCTGGAACTGAAAAACTTTTTATAAAATCACTATCATTAAAAGTTAGTGTAACCGGAATAATAAATTCAACATTTTGATCAATTATTTTTGCGTCTACGATAACTTTTGTTCCAGCTATGACTTCTATCTTTTCATCTATAGTTACTTTTACGGTTTTTATAATAGGAACATTAAGTTGTATACTAGTTTTTGTGTCTAGCGGTCTTACTTTTATATTAATTATATCATATTCATTATCAAGATTATTTAAACAACTTATAAGCATTCTTGTAAAATCTGCTGTTTCTACGTACTCATAAGCTGCATTAGTATACGTTAGGAATCCCACATTAGCAATACTACCGTAAGAGCTTACTATATTTTTTTGATTTGAATAAGCCCATAGATTTCTTTTTATTGATATTTCATAGTTAAGTCCATTATAAGATGAATATCCTATAGTTGTGTTAGCTGTATCATTATTTTTTTGTAGTTCAGTAGGTTGATTTTCTCCATCATTAAATGGATTTATAAGTTGATAAGTATAATTTAAAAAATTATATACCGTAGTAATTGGAGCAATTATTGCATCTTTAGCAGATTCTAAATACTCTCCTGACATATCCCAAATTCTTGAATCACTTAAGTCAATTGCCTTATCATCTATTTTAGCATTGGTTATTTTTGAAAGTAAATCAGGAGTTAATTTTATTTTATAATCTTTTACTTTATTATCATCTGATTGAATAAATCCTTTTAGTCTTCTAATAAAATAAAGCCATCCATAGGCGCTAGTATTAAAAGAAAAATCAGCTTTATTTAAAGATAGTGGTACTGAAGCTGCATATGAAACTTGACCTCCGCCTGGATTTCTTGGATTGGTATTTTCATCATAAGTCATATAAAATTTTATAAACTCTTCAGCATTATAATCTTTATTTATTGGAGTAGTTCCTTCTAAAGCTTTTCTAGCTTCTTCTAATTCTTTAAGTGCTTTTTCTAATACTTTATTTTCTTCTATCTGCGCTTTTCTTTTATTTTCTTTTTCTAGTTCATTTAGTCGATTTACTAATTTTTTAACAACTATTTTTTGTAATTCTGGTAAAATTCTAGGATTATTCATTTTCATGTCTGAAATAAGAATTCCTAAAGATATTAATTTAATAGAGCAATCATATCCTCCTTCTTGATTATAAGTAAAATTAAAATTAGTCACCATACCAAGCATAGCATCATAATTTCCTTCAGAGTCTCTTCTATTCTTAGATATTTTATTATATATAGCTTCTTTTGTAAGATCTTTTTCAAAAGGATTTAAACTTATAATCTCGCTTGCGTATAGAGTATCATCATTTCCAGATTTATAGTAATTAGTGTGACCCCACTCTAAAAACATTGTAAAACCAAGTTTAAAATATAGCGCATCTATTATATCTAATTGAGCTTTATCCCAAACTTTTATTTGTATATCAGCAGCTCTAATAGAGCCTAATTTTCCTTGAGTTTGTATTTTTACGCTATTAATTCCTGGCATTGGTTTATAACCATATTCAGATGTTTCTTTATCTCCTGCGACATTATAAGATTCTATAAAACCTCCTTTAAGATTATATTGATTATTTTTGTATTTAGAAGTTCCTCCTTGAAGAATAAACGATTTAGCTAAATCATCTTCATTATTAAGATCTGAAATACCTAAACTTTTAAAATATTTAAAATTCTGATCTTCTTTAAAGTTTACTAAATCTATAGACGATACTAGTCTAATCCAGGCAGTTCTATTGCCTCTAAATAGTATATTATTATTTACATTTTTAGTTTTTACGCTTAGCTCTTCAGATCTTTTATCTAATTGATTAACGATCCATTGAGGTAATGGAACCGCAAAAGCATTACTAACTCTTGATTCTTGTGCTTGCATAACTATCTTATTATGTTTATTGATTTATATCTATTTAATATTGGAGTAATATCTGTAGGAATTCTTAATTGCATTCCAGTTGGAGGATATAAAGTATCTCCAGGAAGACTATTTGCTGATGATATTATCCACCATAGCGTAGAGTCTGAATAGAAATTATTTGCTAGCAGATCAAGTCTGTCTCCTAATGTAGTAATTACATAATTATCGGTATCAGTAATTGGAATATCCGGATAGATATTATTACTATAAAATTGACTTGATTGATCACTATTTTTTTTTATTGTTATGTTTTGGTATCTATTCATAATTATTAATTATCGGTCTGATCTAAACACGTCAAAGAAATTTCCAGTTCTCCAATCTTTCTCTAACGTAGTCTCAAAAGGATTAACTTTTTTAGGAGGAGCATATTTAGGAACTTTAAGACCAAATTTATCCGATAAGTTGGCAAATCTATTTGGAAGTAAATTTGTATTTTTAGCAGTATCTGATATTATTGTTCTATCTATCTGATTTATAAGATTTTGTCTGTCTTGCACAAAATCTGCATTTAATTTTGCTTTTATAGCAGCGTCTTCTGCTTTGCTTCTAATTCTAGTATTCTCTATCTCTAGATAATCTTTAGATTGATCTGTAATAAACGGAGAATTTGGAGCTAATAATGTTTCTCTTCTTGGTAAGAAATCTTGAATAGGTTTAAAAGAACATTGTACATTAATTACTTGAGGAAGCTGTTTAATATTTGGATCTTCTTCAAAATTTATTTCCCAAGGAGCGTTATCATCTATTGTAATATTAACATTTTCTAGCATTCCAGCTACTCTATATATGTAATCTCCTATAGTCAATCTAATCATAGGAGCTCGCATTACTCCGTATTGTTCAGAATAATCAGGATAAACTTGAGAAATTAAATGATTTAATTTTGAATATAATGGCTGCAATTCTGTTCTTGATTGAACTGCTATTTTAAATGAAAATGATATAGCTCTTGAAACTCCTTGATAAGTATAAAAATCTTCTCCTCGACCTTGATATTTAAAACTATTTATTGAAGCTTGATGATTATCTGTAAAACCACTTATCATGGCTCTAAAAAATATAGCCCAAGATTCAGAAGGTTTATCGTTATTTATGGCTTCAAATACAAATTTAATTAAATCTTTTGTATTTTTATCATTGCTTAAGTTCCAAGGCTCAACATCGTTTATAAAAAAAAATGAAGATAATTGATTTAATTTATCTCCAGAATTTCTAACTGTAAGATTATAGATTTCTTCTCTAGTTTGTAATTTTTTTTGATCATTACTTGTGCTAGCTTCTCTATAATCTTGTATATTCGTAGTTCTACGACCTTGCGTAGTATTATTTAAATTTTGACTCATTATAGTATCATAAGTCATTGATAAATTAGAATTAATAACACTTTCTTTTTGAAAACCAACTATAGGTGTATTTATTTCAATAAAGTTATCTATTGAAGCAGCTTTTGAAGTATCAGTAGTTCTTTTAATAGATGTACTGCCTATACCATAAACTGATCCAGGTCCTCCCAAATACTGAAATAAGAAATTCTTATTATACGATATGCCTAATTTATTTACGTAATTGGGATCAACATATGCAGCTCTGGGATTAGTTGACATCTTAAGCTTCTGAAGAATCAATAATCTATTAGCTGCAGAATTATTTGTATTAAATTGAGCTCCTACGATGTCTATATAGTATTTAGAAAGAGTGTCTACTGGAAAAACTCCATGTCTTGGAAGATGAGTTCCAGTTCCAGACATTCCAACTTGAGTTAAAGTATTAACTCCATTATTATAAATTCTAGTATTCTCTAAAAGTCCTGGAAGTACGTTACTTCCTGGAACTACTTGAAAACTATTTCCAGTTTCAATTTTTGGATTAGTTAATTGAAGTCCTACTTGTTTTTGTAAAAAAGAAGAGCCTCTTGGTTTGTCTTCAAAAAATTTCTTTATTCTAGACTTGTCTATTTGACTTGATAAAGTAAAAGTTTGAGTTCCTAATTTAAAGTCTATAGATCCTCCTCTGATTGGATAATCAAGATTTCCAGTAGATCCTATTCTAAAAATAGGATTAGCATTTCCATAGGCTCTAGGTAGATTAGCCGACACTAAATTATTAGGAGGTAACACAGTCTGAATATAAGGCAAACCTGAAGATCCTCCGCCAGGCTGATCATTACCATATCTAAGAGATTTTAAGTCTGTCTTTAGATCAACTAGTAAAGAAGTTCCTAGTCTAGCGTTTATTTTTTTATTTATAAGTGTTGGCATTATACTGTAGTTTGCATTGGATTTGAATTATTTTTAGTAGTCTGCTGACTGTCTATCATAGCTCCTTTTCCATAACCGCTATATGCTACTTCAAAAATAGTTCTATCATTCATTCTTACAAATATATTTGGAAGATTTCGACTATTAGCATTATTTTCATAGGCCATTAATTGTTTATCGCTAGCTTCTTGTAAAGTTTGGAATTTATTTACTCCTGCGACTACCTCAGCTGCTTTACTACCTACTTTAGAAGATTCTCCAACAGAAAATTCACTTTTAGATTTTTCATTATAAACAACTTCTTGTTCTTTAGCCGATGTCTTTATTTTATTTTCGTATTGTGTAGTCTCTACAAATTTGCCTAAATCTTTCTTGTTTTTTTCTTCTAGTTTATTAGACTCTTCTTTAGAAAGATCAGCTATTGATCTTTTAGATTCTAATCCTACTGATCTTACGTTTTGAGACATTTCCATAGAACCTTTTCTTACTTTAGCAGCTCCAATTTTAGCTTCATCACTATAATCTCTACCACTAAATGGAGTGAAAAAATCGGCTATATGACCTCCTACTTCTAACACATCTGCCAATAGCTCTCCAGCTACTTTTATAAATGTTGAAATAGTATCTCGTATTTTTCCTATAATTCCTTTAATAGTTTCTGGATTTGACAGTTTATCTACAAAATTTTCTATTTTAGAAATTATATCAGTGCTTTCTACAAAATCTACAATAGATTGCTTTATTTTTTCTATATAAGCAGCTATTTTTTCTTGAGTAGATGCATTAACTAAATTATTATAAGCTTCTTCTCCAACTGCGGCAGCTAATGCTTCTTGATTTTTAAATTTAGCTAGTCCTATTTGCAATTGTTTTTGAGCGTTATCTGTATCTTTTGCTCCAATTTTAGATAATAGCTCTTGTTTTTTTAGCATTTCCCCTAATTGATCTCTAGACATTCCAAAAGCTCCAGCTAGAGATTCAGCTTGAATTCTATTAAGTTTTAAAAAATCTCCAGCAGATCCAACTTGATTTGTTATTTCTTGAGCGGCAGTAGCTAAATCATTATTTAAGAAAGCTTCTCTAGCTTTAGCTAGATTAATATCTTTTCCAGTTAGCAATTGAGCCTCAAATTCTTTAGAGATTGAACTTTCAAAATCGAGAAAAGAATCAGCTAATGACTCAACTTCTTTTAGCTCTAATCCCATTGCTTTTATAGTAACTAGAGATTTTGTTAATTGAGCCGGATATTTTGTAAATTGTAGTCCTAGATATCCTGAAAGATTAGCTGTCTCTTTTAAAATATCTTGATTTTTAAATTGAATTCCAGTAGCTTGTTTTAGACCTTCTACTTGAGCTAAAACAGATTGTACTGTTTCTTTAGCTTCTTTTCCATTAATTATAGAAGATTCTACTATTGATTTTTGAATTTCATCATCTAAGTCAGCAATATCATTTAACTTTATAGTAGTAGCTAATCTTTCATTAGTTAATAGATTAGTCACTCCTAATAAACCAGACATTTTAACTTGCTGTTCAAATAATTTTTTTGACGTAACAAATATATCTCCGCTATTAAATGCTATGTCTTGATACTGACGATTTAATTTTCTAGATTGTTCAGTGCTAAGATTTAGTTCGCGTCCCATGCTGACTATCTTATTGTCAACTCCGATAACTAAATCTAATAAAGCAGAGAATCCTCCAATTAATCCGCCAATAAGTCCTCCAACTAAAGGAATATTTTTAGCAAAATCAGCTATTCCGCCAGTAAGTCCAGAAATTATATCTGAAGAATCTTCTGACATTCCTTTTAAGAAATTTCCAGCTTTATCTGCAGCT